CAATGGCCAGATAGGTGATATATATGAAATTGAGAACCTTCACATAGCCTTACCAAAACCTCCGAAAGATGTGTATAGCAATAGTCTTAAGAAGTGGAAGCAAATAGAATATCCTGCTGAGCTTGCAAAAATCAAAAACATTTTTGACTGGAGAAATTATCCTGAAGATAGAAAAGAGCAATGGTATGACTATATAGACGAAGAGTTTGATAGACGTGCTAATGGATTCTGGTTCAACAACAACGGTATACCAACTTATATAACTGGTACTCACTATATGTATCTTCAGTGGAGTAAAATAGATGTTGGTGCTCCAGACTTTCGTGAAGCAAATAGACTGTTTTATATATTCTGGGAAGCTTGTAAGGCTGATAAACGCTGCTACGGTATGTGTTACCTAAAGAATAGACGTTCTGGTTTTTCTTTTATGAGCTCAGCCGAGACGGTTAACTTAGCTACAATATCAAGTGATAGTAGATATGGAATACTATCTAAAAGTGGTGCCGATGCTAAAAAGATGTTTACCGATAAGGTTGTACCTATATCTATAAACTATCCTTTTTTCTTCAAACCAATACAAGATGGTATGGACAGACCTAAGTCTGAGCTAGCATATCGTGTACCAGCGAGTAAATTCACTCGTAAAAAAATAGAGGTTAACGAAAAGCTAGAAGAGATAAAAGGTCTAGACACTACGATTGACTGGAAAAACACGGGTGACAACAGTTATGATGGTGAAAAACTTTCGCTACTAGTACACGACGAAAGTGGTAAGTGGGAAAGACCTGATAATATACTAAACAACTGGCGAGTTACAAAAACTTGCTTAAGGTTAGGTAGTAGGATTATAGGTAAGTGTATGATGGGGTCAACAAGTAATGCTCTTGACAAGGGTGGTGATAATTTTAAAAAGTTATATAACGATAGTGATGTAACGCAACGAAATAGAAATGGTCAAACACGTTCTGGTTTATACTCTTTGTTTATCCCAATGGAATGGAACTATGAAGGCTTCATTGATGAATTTGGACAACCTGTGTTCANTACTCCCGGACGAGACGTTTGTGGACCCGACGGTGAACTAATAGACATAGGTATAATAGAGCACTGGGATAATGAGGTNGATGGATTAAAAGGAGATCAAGATGGTTTAAANGAATTTTANCGTCAGTTTCCTAGAACAACAGAACACGCTTTTAGAGANGAAGCAAAAAACAGTATATTTAACTTAGTTAAANTATACGAGCAGATAGATTACAATGAAGGAATGAGGAATAGCTCTGTAGTTAATACGGGTAATTTTCAGTGGGAGAATGGCATTAAGGATTCTAAGGTAGTTTTTTACCCTGATCCAAAAGGAAGGTTCAATATAAGTTGGACGCCACCCTACCACCTTCAGAATAAAGTAATAACAAAGAACGGAGTTAAACATCCAGGAAACGAGCACATGGGTGCGTTTGGATGTGACAGCTACGATATTAGTGGTACAGTTGATGGCAAAGGATCTAAAGGTGCTTTGCACGGGTTGACTAAGTTTAGTATGGAAGATGCACCACCTAATCACATGTTCTTAGAATATATTGCAAGACCACAAACCGCTGAGATATTTTTTGAAGATGTATTGATGGCATTAGTATTTTACGGTATGCCAATATTAGCAGAGAATAACAAGCCTAGATTACTTTACTACTTAAAACGTAGAGGATATAGAGGGTTCAGTATGAATAGACCTGATAAGATTTGGAATAAGTTATCTGTTGCAGAAAAAGAAATTGGTGGAATACCAAACTCTAGTGAAGATATAAAACAAGCTCACGCTGCTGCAATAGAAATGTACATACAAGACCACGTTGGTCACTTAGGTGATGGTAATTACGGAAACGTATACTTTAACCAAACGCTAAACGAATGGAGTAGGTTTGATATTAACAAACGAACAAAGTTTGATGCAGCAATAAGCTCAGGGCTAGCTATAATGGCTTGCAATAGACATTTATATAGACCACACGCCGACGTTAAGAAACCGGCACTAAACATAAACATTGCCAAGTATACTAATACTGGCGGCACATCTAAAATAATAAAATAAAAATATGGCAGAGTCTGTTGTAAAAAGTTATTTTCCAAGTCAGGTCGTAAGCGATGCTGAAAAAATAAGCTATGATTACGGGTTAAAAGTAGCTAAAGCTATAGAATCAGAGTGGTTTTACAACGATAGAGGCGCTGGAAGATATGATAGTAATTTTAACGATTTTCATAGCTTAAGGCTATATGCTAGAGGAGAGCAGTCTGTAAAAAAATATAAAGACGAGCTTTCTATTAACGGAGATCTTTCTTACTTAAACTTAGACTGGACGCCAGTACCTATTATACCTAAGTTTGTAGATATTGTTGTTAATGGGATAGCAGAAAGAGCTTACTCAATAAAAGCATACTCACAAGACCCTTATGGCGTAGCCAAAAGAACTGAATACATGGAGTCTATATTAGGTGATATGGCTGCAAAAGAAATGAACGACTTTGCAGACAAAGAATTTGGTATAAACTTATATGAAAATGATCCTCAAACTTTACCAGAAACGCAAGAAGAGTTAGATCTTCACATGCAGATGACCTACAAGCAGTCTGTTGAGATCGCTGAAGAGCAAGCGTTGAGCGTATTGATGCAGGGAAATAATTATGATCTAATAAAAAGGCAGTTTTACCACGATTTAACAGTACTTGGTATTGGTGCTGTTAAGACTTCTTTCAACACCTCTGAAGGAGTAGTTATAGACTACGTTGATCCAGCTAATCTTGTTTACTCTTACACTGAGTCACCATACTTTGAAGATATATATTATGTAGGTGAAGTAAAAACTATACCCGTAAACGAGCTTGCTAAACAGTTTCCACACTTATCTCAGCAAGACCTAGAAGAAATACAATCAAAAGGCTCAAATTACTCTTACAATAGAAATAGAGGAGGAGGATACAACGACGACTACGATCCAAACAAAGTACAAGTTTTATACTTTAACTATAAGACTTATATGAATGAGGTTTACAAAGTTAAAGAAACAGGAAGTGGCGCTGAGAAGCTTATAGAGAAAGATGACGCGTTTGAGCCACCTGCTGATGCAGAAGGAAACTTCAGTAAACTACAAAGATCTATAGAGTGCTTGTACGAAGGAGCAATGATACTTGGTACTAATAAGCTTATCAAGTGGGAAATGTCTAAGAACATGATGCGACCAAAGAGTAACTTTACTAAAGTTAAGATGAACTACTCTATTGTTGCGCCTAGAATGTACAAAGGAAAAATAGAATCTCTTGTAAAAAGAATAACAGGATTTGCTGATATGATTCAGCTTACACACTTGAAGCTACAGCAAATAATGTCTCGTATGGTTCCAGACGGGGTTTATTTAGATGCGGATGGTTTAGCTGAAATTGACTTAGGAAATGGAACTAATTATAATCCACAAGAAGCCTTAAACATGTTCTTCCAAACAGGTTCTGTTATTGGTAGAAGTTTTACTTCAGAAGGAGATATGAATCCAGGTAAAGTACCTATTCAAGAAATAACATCAGGATCTGGTGGTAACAAAATGCAAGCGCTTATAGGTAATTACAACTACTACCTACAAATGATAAGAGACACCACCGGCTTAAACGAGTCTAGAGATGGTAGTACTCCTGACGAAAGAGCTTTGGTTGGTGTTCAAAAAATGGCAGCCGCTAACTCTAACACAGCAACAAGGCATATACTAAACTCTGGTTTATTTTTAACAGCAGAAGTTGCAGAGTGTTTATCACTTAGAATATCAGACATCATAGAGTATTCTCCTACTAAAGAAGCTTTTATTCAAAGTATAGGTGTACACAATGTAGCTACGCTAAAAGAAATGTCAGAACTTCACTTGTATGACTTTGGTATTTTTATAGACTTAATGCCAGACGAAGAAGAACAAGCACTTCTTGAAAACAATATACAAGTTGCATTAGCTCAACAGAGTATAGACTTAGAAGATGCTATTGATCTTCGTGATGTTAAGAACATAAAACTAGCTAATCAGCTGTTAAAGATTAGACGTAAGAAAAAGCAACAAAGAGATCAACAACTACAACAACAAAATATTCAAGCACAGTCTCAAGCAAACGTTCAGCAGCAAGAGGCTTCTGCTCAATTAGAAATTCAAAAGCAACAAGCTTTAAAACAAGCAGAAGGTCAGCTAGAACAAATGAAGTCACAGTTAGCGCAGCAAGCTCTTCAAGCAGAAGCATCTATAAAAGAAAGGTTAATGGAGCGTGAGTTTCAGTACAACATGCAGCTTAGACAAATAGACATGCAGTCTATAAGTGCTAGAGAAGCTCAAAAAGAAAATAGAAAAGACGAAAGAACAAAAATGCAAGCCAGCCAACAGTCAGAAATGATAGAGCAAAGAAATTCAGGTAAACCACCTAAAAACTTTGAATCTTCAGGTAATGATACTATTGGAAGTGGTTTTAACTTAGAGTCTTTTGATCCTAAGTAAGAATTATTAACTATTATTATATTATATTATGGAAGAAGAAAATAAAGAAGTTGTAGCTGAAGAAGTTACGCAAGAAACAAATGAAGTTACAGTAGATGAATCTAAGTTTGAATCTGCTGGAGATGATTCAGTTATTAAAGTAGATTTAAGTAAACCTATAGAAGAAGATGCCACTGGAGAGCAAAGCACAGATGAAGTACCTGTTCGCAACGAATCCGAAACTAGCGAAGAAGTACGTGAAGAAAACGTCGAAGAGCAAGTTGAAGAACTTACCGGAGAAGAAGAGCAAACCGTTCAAGATGATAAACCCGTTGTTGAGGAAATAACTCAAGAAGAAGTTAAACAAGTTGCGGAAGAAGTTCAAGACGCTATTATAGAGTCGGAGGCTACTGGAAGTCCACTACCAGAAAACGTTCAAAAGTTAGTTGACTTCATGAATGACACTGGCGGAGACTTAGAAGATTATGTAAAGCTAAACAGAGATTACTCTGAGCTAGATAGTCAAAGCTTGCTTGTAGAATACTACAGGCAAACAAAACCGCATCTAAACGCGGAAGAAATAAACTTTATGATGGAAGATAGTTTTTCGTTTGACGAAGACATTGACGACGATAGAGATATAAGAAGAAAGAAATTAGCTTTGAAAGAGCAAGTTGCTCAAGCAAAGAACCACTTGGAAAGTGTAAAATCCAACTATTACGAAGAAATTAAACATGGCTCTAAGCTTACTAAAGAACAGCAAAAAGCTATTGATTTTTTCAACAGGTATAACGAAGATTCAAAAGAGTCTAAGAAAGTAGCTGAAGACCAACACAACACGTTTATTAATAAAACTAACGACCTGTTCAACAAAGATTTCAAAGGTTTTGAATACAATGTTGGAGAAAAAAGGTTTAGGTTTAATGTAAAGAACGCTGAGGGTGTTAAGGAAACGCAAAGCGACATTAACAACTTTATCAAAAAGTTTTTGAATAAAGATAATAAAATGTCAGACGCAAAGGGTTACCACAAGTCTTTATATACAGCTATGAATCCTGATGCCGTAGCAAAACATTTTTACGAGCAAGGCAAGGCCGATGCTTTGAAAAATAGTGTAGCTAAAGCTAAGAACGTTAGTATGGACCCTCGTCAGCAGCACAGCGGACAGATCAATACTGGTGGTATGAAGTTTAAGGTGTTAGGCAATGATTCTTCTGATTTTAAGTTTAAAATTAAAAGCAAAAAATAATTTAACAATTTAAAACAAATTAATTATGGCAATTACAGGAGGCGCAAGCCTAAATGCTGTAGCAGCAACACAAAAGCAAGCTACGGCCTCAAATTACATTGACTTCAACCAAGACATGGGTTGGGCTCAACAATACTTACCAGATCTTATGGAGCAAGAAGCTGAAGTTTTCGGACCGAGAACTATTTCAGGATTTCTTGAGCAAATTGGAGCTGAAGAAGCTATGGCTGCTGATCAAGTTATTTGGTCAGAGCAAGGTAGATTACACTTATCATACAAAGGAAAAGTTAGTTCAGCAACTGGTGGTGCTGATACAGGTACAGGTGTATCTAACATCGCACAAATAACAATTGAAGATGACATCGATGGTAACGTTGGTGCTGGATTTACAGCTGCTTCTCACGGTGTTAGAGTTAATGATACTATTATAGTATCTAATGTTAACGGTGTTTTCAAATGTTTAGTTACAGTTGTAAACGGTGCGGT